TTTTTTATGTTTCTTTTGTTCTTTATTATTCATCTCGGCACCGTCTTCGATGTTAGGCATCACTTCGACGTGTGCCGTCTTCACTTTTTTTCAGCTTCCTCCTTCATACCTTTTTTCTTAGCACCAATGACCTTAGAAATTTTCTTACGACGTGCTAGGAGATACTTGTCAGACTTATCATGATCACCATCGTTATCGATGTCCTTGTCTTCCTTACCTACAGCATCAAGTTTCTTTCCTTCCTTGACACAATTAGGAACTTCTTTGCCACCTTTTTTCTTGGTGCCAGATGCTTTGTATCCCTTCCAGCATGTAGAAGCACCAACATTCTTACGTGCTGTCTTCATACCTTCTTCAATTACTTCTTCTTGGAAGACATAGGTAACTCCATCAAGTTCAAACTCAACAGATTCTTTCTTCATACTCTTCTTGCTTTCTGTCTGGCACTTAGAGCATCCTTTACCACCACACTCAGGACAGGTGTCACAGGATTCTTTAGCAACCACCTTTGTAGTATCTTTGATTTCTGCTCCAAGAGAATACTTCATACCTTGACCTGTACGAAGATTAGCAGCAGGATCTGGAGCACCAGCGGATGCCTTAATATCTTTTTCACCTTCATCACTCTTCTCTTCCTTACCAGAAAGATCGGGAATTGATGTGGAAGCATCAGCACCACCCTCACGGGTAGGTTGTTCAGCACCTTGCTTTTGCTCGGCAGGAATACCTTCTTCATGAAGATGCCAACCGAATCCACCACCATTAATCCACTTACCATATGATTCGATTAACGCCTTGGAGAATTCGTCATTATGCTGAAGACTAGTCGTCGGTTTCTGCCTTTCCATTATTTGTAAAGATACTACTTTTCCTTTCTTTATTTATAGTCTCTTGTACTTCACGTATATCTGTTACCCAAGCACGGAACATTTTACCCTCTTCAGTGACAGCAATAACATAATTTACTCCTGATCTATGTACAACTCCCTTCTCTCCAGTGTTAGTATTAAATACTAGATCTCCTGGTTGGTAAACTTCCTTAAGACGAAAGCGTTGCTGGTCTGCTACCTTTTTAATATCTCTAAAGTCTTTCATTTGATACCCATACCTTTTCTGACTTCCATAAACAGTTCCATTTTCTTTTCAATTTTTAAAGTATTGGGTATACCTGTCTGAAATGACATAAAATCATGCTCCGATGCTGCTTTCCTCATCTTACTTGCCGACATACCAGCGGCACCATCGGCATCAGGATCACGATCACCAGCAGAAACTACATCAATATTTCTAAAAGTATACTCCACACCATTGTATTTTGTCAACATACCAGAAAAAGAAGCAACACGATCACTACCAACAACCATAACTACATTTTCATATGTACCTTGTAAATGTTGAAGTACATGTATAGGTGTTTTTATATCTGTATTGTGAATAATATTGCTAGCATGTCTAGGAAACATAAGTCTCATGTACTTGACTTTAATTTCTGATGTTAGTGGATTTTTTTTCTTATCCTGAGAGTGAGAAGGGAAAACCATATAGTCATCACTTTTTGCTTGCTTGGCAACAGCAAGAATAAGTTTCTCATGTCCAATTGTAGGTGGATTGAACCTACCAAAAGTGAAGACTACTCTACTCATTTCCCGTCAACCCAGTCTTTAGATACATTAAAGTTGGCAACACTAAACGATAAACGATCAACCAATTTAACTGCTGTGCTGTCTTCAAAGATAGCAACATAACCCTCAGGGGCAGTAACTTCATAACCGTTTTCACTCCTCAAGTAAGTTCCTATACGTTCCCCCTTCTCAAGTTTACGAATGAATAAAAGTTTCGCTTGCTGTAATGTAGTATATAGACCAATTGATTTTACAAGAGCTGCCTCATTTGATTCGATGAATTCTAGTCCGTCATATAACTTTTTTAGTTTTGTTGCCTTGGCCTTAGGGGTCTTTACTTTATCTGCTGCTTTCTTTACTTCTTGTTCAAAATAGTTTTTAAAATCGTTTACAAACCTAGAAGCACTATTAACTCGTCTCCCCTGTCTAACATACGTATTAAAATAGATTTTCAACCGAGGACCTACAGTCAACTGATCGTTTGCTTCAATCTGTTCCGCTACAGTATCTAGAAAAGAAGATGATTGACGAAGAAGAGTCATTGATGCCCTCTTCATACTGTTCAATTTATTTTCTTCTTGCTTCGTGATGAGTAAATCTTTACCTAGTTGCCCAGTCTCAGCACTGAGAACTAATACATCATCACTAGTTTTTAATCTGTTTATATCATAACCAAAAGTAGCGTTAAGACTATCAACACTACGCCCTGTATACGTTGTGTGAAAGACAACCCCGATCTTTGCTTTGTCCGCCTTGGCGTAGAGAGCGGAGGACTCTGGTATGCTATATGTAATTGTGTTAGGAGTGAATGTGATGCATCTCTCCCCGTTGATGGTTTCATACTTCTTATCGTCGGTGAACAGAAGATCCCCTTGTGCCACCCCATTAATACCTAGGGCAGGAAAATACTTAAGGGCATCCTTCAGTTTAGAAACAAGACCAGGAGCATGACCATGATTTACATCAACATCAGTATCTCTAAAATTAATTTTAGCATTTTTGTTAAACACTGATTTAGTGCCTACAAAAAATCTTTTTGAACCAGGATAGGTGCCACAGAAAATAGCAGGGGCACCATCCCATTTTGTAGTGATCTTAAAAGAATTCCTTTGGTTGCCACTAAACGTTTGGGCTAGTTGATCTAAGAACATAAAAGCATCCGTCGCCCCTTGACTACCGTCAAAAAGGATGCTGTCTTCTAAGTGTTCTAGGTGGGTGTTCTTAGACATCAATAAAGTTTTCCGAAAGGTCCAAAGCGGTCGCCCTTCTTCTGAGCGAGGAATGACATATCAGTCATAAATTTATTACGTTCCTTTACGTTCATGCCCATAAGCATGTCAAGGAAGTACAGTTGCATCATCTTCGACGTAGCAACATGGGTCTCGGTAGCAAGAACAACAGTGAGGTTGTTGACCGCTTGGTCTTCATCGACAACAGTGTCAACCCCCTTCTGTCTCAGTGACTTGATTATTTTAGCATACTCACCCTGTACCTTGGTGAAGTCCGTGAGACTCTTTGGGTACTGTCTGTGTTTGTTGTCAAACCTGACACCATAGTCAATCATCAATTTTTGTACCATATCAACAGGTGCCTTGCCTAGGCGAGCAGACGCTGCCCCCTCTTGAGTAGGTTCCCATTTCAAATTAGAAAAATCAGAACTGTCGTTACCTTTAATTTGAAAATTGTAAGTATACTTTGGGGATGATACAAATACTCTAGTGTCTTGGGTACTAAAAGATGTAACACCTTTTTTATTCTTACCAAGAGATAAATCAATTTTGATTTTACCTATCTCAAAGTACATCTGTTTATATGATTCAAAGTCTGCTTCACTAAGATTTACTCTTTCATACTTTGCTTCTTTACCAGAAACTTTCTTAAGAGATACACCAACTATAATGTCATCCCTAAACAATGTCCTCAAGATAGCATTCAATTCTTGAAGTGTCTGACTATTACCGCCGTCAACCAGATCTTCAATCATTTTAATTGTCTTGTTTTGGTCTTTGATCAACCAAATATCAGCAGGGTTCCAATTATCTTTTTGGGAAATTTGATATTTGTTTTTCACTAGATCAGTAACCCATTTCATGAATCCCCCATCACGAATGAACTCGGTAAATCTAGGACTAGAATATTCAATAAGCATAGTTTTTTGCTGCTTATAGTAATCATCCAACCAGGAGTCATCAAAGTCTAATTGAGATAGTCTCCAAATTCTTTGTAGTGCTCTATATGCTTGAACATCTTTTTTGATATCAGCAGGAGAATTATATTTTTTATTGTTTTTCAAAACACGCTGTAAAATATAAGCAGAACCACGTTCTTGAGCAGCGGTAGTCTTAGCATCTGGAGCTCCACCAGCACCAGTTTTTCCAGTAACTTCAAAAACTATTTTTTTATTATCAAGATCAATCTGATATTTGTCTTTGCCAGGTGTACCCCCAGGATTCTTAGCAGCAACATCATCTAACATAGATTTGTTTAGATAGATCTTATATGTACCCTGCCTGTTAGTAGGCCATTTAAATCCACTATCTGCTTGCTCTGGTCTCAACCAACCAGTAGAAGCAACTTC